AAACAAGCACAGAAGATGCATGACTTCTATAAGTCTATATGTGATAATTTGGCAGTTAGAATTATAATAGCAAAAAGTAATAGAAAACCAAGAAAGAAGAGAAAGAAGAAGCCTGAGCAAGTAATCAAAAAACTCAAGTATCTAATCAAAGATACTTCAAGTGGAATTGAATCTATATTGCCAGAATCTATTGTTAGTTGTTCTACTCTTATCACTTTTAATGTGAAAACCGGTAAGGCTTGTATTTTCAAATCAGATGAAACTGGTGCTGGCATTAGCGTTAAAGGATCAACTCTTGTTGGATTTTCTTCTGAATCGGTTGAAAAGAAGATAAAAAATCCAATTGAATTTATGACTAAGGCAAAAACTGAGGGGATTCGTAGTATAAATAATTACTGGAAGACACAGAAGACTAAAGATTCTAGTCCTACTGGTAGAATTAATACACATACTCTTTTGCTCAGAACGCTAAAATGAACAAAACAGATAATTTAAAATTCTTAGGAGTTTATAAAAAATATGATCCTAATGGCAAAATCATCAAGTATACTATTGGTAATACTGTTGATTTTGATGGCAATTATTATGCCGCAACAAAGATTATTATAGGAGTAAATCCTTTATCAAAAGATAGCGGATGGGAACGAGTTGGTGATATTAATCCTAATAGATTTTTTAATCAAACTGATGAACCTATTACTAAAACTGTCGGAGATCGCTGGCTTAATCCAGATACAGGCAGAACTTATACATTAATACAGGATACCAATGGTCTACTTTGGGTAGAATTTTAATTGACTTTATTTTTTACGTTGGTATACTTGTAATATGATCCTTTTAGATAATAATCAAATAATTCTAGCAAATCTTTTTCATAGCGTAAAAGATAATTCAATCATTAGTGAAGATTTACTTCGCCATATGGTTTTGAATTCTTATCGACTTCTTAGAAAGCATTTTAAAGACCAATATGGCGAGTTGGTAATTTGCCATGATTCTTCTAATTGTTGGAGGAAGCAATATTTTTCAAACTATAAGGCAAATAGGGCAAAGGCTCATCAAAAGTCCGAATTCGACTGGGATGAAATTTATCAAGTTTTAAATAAAATCCGCGATGAGATTCGTGATGTGTTTCCCTATAAAAACATAAAAATAGAATCAGCAGAAGCAGATGATATCATTGCTGTTCTTGCAAGAAAATATCACGATCAAGAGAAAATTCTTATTATCTCTAATGATAAAGATTTTCAACAATTACAAAGATATCCTAATGTGTTTCAGTATAGCACATTTAAGAAACAACTTTTGGTTTGTGACAATCCGTATGACTTTTTGATGGAACATATTTTGCGTGGTGATTCTAGCGATGGTGTGCCAAATGTTCTCTCAGATGATGATGTTTTTGTTGTTGAAGATAAGCGACAAAACAGATTAACACAAAAAGTTATTACTGAAATCAAGGAAAATATCAATACTATTTCTAATTCTCCTCATTATAAAAACTGGGATAGGAACAAAACTCTTATTGATTTTGATATGATTCCTGAACAATTAGAAAATAATATTCTTAGTGAATTTAATAAAGATTTGTTAGTAACGGATAGGTCGAAGGTTCTTCCCTATATGATTAATAATAGATTAAAGAACCTAATAGAAATTATAGAGGAATTTTGATGTGAAACGAGATTTTAATGAAAAAGATAACAGGAATAGTAACCCTAGGCGAGATCGTGGATTTCTTCAAAGACAAAAAAAGTCAAAAAAGAATCAAATGAAAAACGATTTGAGAAATATAGTTGACAATCTCAACACAAACAACTATAATGATTTAGATATTGATAATGACAACCAACGGAGTGAATAATATGACTACTATGACAAAAAATGAAATTACATTAAGTAAGACTACGCTATCTGTTTTGAAGAATTTTTCTACGCTCAATTCTAACATATTGGTAAAACCCGGTAATGTTCTTCGAACTATTACGCCTTCCAAAAATGGTATGGCGGAAGCAACTATAGAGGAGACATTTGATGTTGAATTTGGTATTTGGGATCTTAGTAAGTTTCTTGGCGTTATTAGTTTGTTTTCGGCGCCAAAGTTTGAGTTTGGAGAAAAGTCGGTTGTTATACATGGCGGCAATGGTTCTCGTGTTACTTATTTTTATTCAGAACCAAGACTGCTAACAACTCCGACTAAGAATGTAAATATGCCAAGCATTTCTCTTTCGGTCGATATTACCGAAAAGACCTTTGCAGAACTACAGAAAGCGTCTTCTGTACTTCAATTGCCTGATTTATCGTTTGTTAATGAGAATGACCGAATTATGGCAGTAGTATCAGATTTGCAGGATCCGACCACCAACAACTACAAGGTTGATGTTGGCGAAAATAAATCCAATTCTGAATTCAGTTTGAATTTCAAGATAGAAAATATTAAAATTCTTCCCGGTGATTACACCATTGAATTTTCTAAGAATGTAGTTGGTCAGTTTACCAATGAGACACTAGATCTTAAGTATTGGTTTGCGATGGAGACTAATTCTAAGTTTAATTAATATGCAACATAAGCAAAACGAATTTCTGTGGGTGGAGAAATACCGCCCACAGACAATACAAGATTGTATTTTGCCCGTGTCCTTGAAGAAATCTTTCGAGGACATGGTTGCTAAAGGAGAACCACAAAATCTTCTTTTAGCAGGTTCGGCTGGTACAGGAAAGACGACCGTAGCACGGGCATTATGTAATGATATTGGTGTAGATCATATCATTATTAACTGCTCCGAGAATGGCAATATTGATACATTGAGAACCGATATTCGACAGTTTGCAAGCACGGTATCTCTCTCTGAATCTAAAAAAGCAGTAATTCTAGACGAGTTTGATTATAGTAATGCTCAAAGCATTCAACCTGCACTACGCGGAGCAATTGAAGAGTTTTCTAACAATTGCCGTTTTATTATTACCTGTAACTATAAGAATCGAATTATCCAACCAATTCATTCTCGATGCACTTGTATTGATTTCACAATTGGGTCAACCGACAAACCGGAGATAGCAAAGCTGTTGCTTAGTCGTTGCGAATATATTCTAGATAATGAGAAGGTCAAATATGACAAAAAGTCATTATCTCAATTAATCATCAAACATTTTCCTGACTTTAGGCGTATTATCAATGAATTGCAGAGATATTCGGCATCGGGTATTATTGATGCCGGAATTCTAGCAAATCTCAAAGATATAGAAATAAAGACCCTTGTATCTTCAATGAAGATTAAGGACTTCTCCGGTGTCCGAAAGTGGGTAGTTAACAACTTAGACAACTCACAGACCGAATTGTTTAGGAAGATCTACGATTGTCTATACGACACTCTAGTCCCTTCTAGCGTCCCTGAAGCGGTTCTAGTGCTTGCAGAGTACCAATATAAGTCAGGATTTGTTGCAGATCAAGAGATCAATACTGTAGCATGTTTGGTTGAATTGATGATGCGTTGTGAGTTTAAATAATGGAACTAAAAGATTTTCTAAATTCTATCAACCAAAATAAGAAAAATCTTATGGAGGATATTCAATGCGAAAAGGAGTATCTTCCGTATATTACCAATAGATGTTTATCTTATTTCATTGATACTATTTTTTATGTTAATCAAATGAACCAAATGCCTTATTTGGACAAGAGATTACAATATGATTATTTGCGTATTAAAGTCGCAAAAAAGAACCGTTTTAGTAAATGGCACAAACTTGAAGAAGATAGCACAATTGATTGTATTAAAGAATATTATGGATATTCTACTCAAAAAGCTAAAGATGTTCTTATGTTATTACCCCCTGAACAAATTGATTATATTAAACAATCCCTGAATAAAGGCGGCGCAAAAAAGGGAAAATCATAAATATTATCACAGAATGAGGTAATAATTATGACTGATGATATTTTTTTGAGTTTGGGCGTAGAAGTCAATTTAAAAAATAAAGAAGACTTTTTAAAAGTTAAAGAGACATTGACAAGGTTAGGAGTTTCTTCCAAAAAAGAAAAGAAACTATACCAATCTTGTCATATTTTACATAAACGAGGTAGATATGCCATAATGCATTTTAAAGAAATGTTCATTATGGATAGTCTTGAGAGTGATATATCTCTTGAAGACATACAAAGAAGAAATACTATAGTTCAATTATTGACTGATTGGGAATTGATACAACCAATCGATCCTGAAAAGTACAAGGATAAATTGAGTTTAGCTAGACTTAAAATTTTAGCATTCAAAGACAAAAACGACTGGGAACTTGTACCTAAATACCATATAGGAAAGTGAATTTGAGGATTTTTATATTATGAAAAAAATACAAGCTATTGGTGCTCCGTTTCCGATTGAATATTCTTCCTGTTCAAATCTAAAACCAAAAACATTTGAATGGACTACAGACAATTGTGATATTAAAGTCTTTATAGACAAAGCAATTGCGTCTGGAGTTGCTTATAATAAAAAACCAAACGAGAAGAAGATAGCATGGGTATGTGAATCCCGTGCTATTTTTCATGCATGGATGTTTCCTGAAGATATTTGGGAGAAGAATATCGAGCAGTTGATAAACTCATACGATACTATTTTTGTATCTGACCGCAGATGGTGTAAATACTCATCTAATATAAAATTTGCATTTGCAGGAAGTAATGCTCCTTGGATAAAGGAACACAAAATTTATGCAAAGAGTAAAATGACATCTATGATTGCTTCTCCTAAGATAATAACATTTGGGCACAAACTTCGACATGCCATTGCATCAAAGCATTCCGATAAAATTGATGTCTATGGCGGTGCAAATGGCTCTAAACGATTTGGTGCAGGAGTCTGGCCTGACAAATCCGAAGCAATGAACGATTATATGTTTTCGGTGACTATAGAAAATGATAGTTATGAAACATATTTCACTGAAAAAATAACGGACTGTTTTGCCACAGGAACTATTCCAATTTATTGGGGTGCTCCTGATATTGGTAATTATTTCAATAAGGAAGGAATAATAGAACTTACTAAAGATTTTGATTTTTCTTCCTTGACAACTGAACTTTATAAGAGTAAACTTCCAGCAATAATTGATAATCTAGAAAGGGTAAAGAATATGGAATTAGCTGATGATATTCTTTTTAAACTATTATGAAAACAGAATTAATTTCCTTTTATTGTGATGTTGGTAATTGCACATACTATAGTGATCACGCATTTAGAATAAAAGAAGAATGCTTTAGATTAAATCTTCCACATGATTTTAGAAAAGTAAGATCTGAAAATGATTATAGATTAAATTGTCTTCGTAAACCCAAATATATTTTAAGTATGTTGGAAGAAAAGAAAAAACCAATAGTGTGGATGGATATCGATAGTAAAATTCATAGAGATCTTACTGGTTTTGATAAAATATTAGAACACGAAGCAGATTTAGGTTTTGCTTATTTTGTGACTGATCCTTCCCAAATACAAGTTTTAAATCCAAAAGCATCTCCTATTTTTTGTAATTATAATCAAAAAGTAATTGATTTTTTAAAGTTATGGATTAAAAAATGTGAAGAAGCAATTACTC